CCGGTTCCCCATTCTACATAAGGAGCATATTTGACATTAGCAGAAACCTCGGCAGATAATTCACCCGTCTTTCTTGAAGTAATACTACCAGCCAAGCGACCTCCTAAACCGATTGTTTTATTACGTGGGGCAGACCGTTTAATAAGCCCTTCCCAGCGCATAGCCTCATCCTGAATAATTGCCCCTACAACCTGAGTTGTTTTCTTTGGCAGATTATCCAGCTTCGCCCTGAACTCCCTAAATCCTTCTATCTTAACGTTTGCCATTAATTCACTTGCTCACTCAACACAAAACGGTAATAAAACCTCTTTTCCCCTGTTTTCTCAAAACTGTTTATCGTAAATGTCCTGCCCTCAATCTCAATCTTTGTGTCCATCCTTACGTTACTAGCGATACTACTCTGATACCTTGTAATCATTTCGTAGCTATTACTCTCCACCAGTTCACCAAAAGATAAAGACCGGGAGCCGCTTAGTTTCTTTAAACTCCCTCTGGTAGTCAATAAGGTAGAGTAACTATCGGCCGCCCCAGCCCCCAAAGTGCTTGGTGTGTTAGTCTTAAATACCACAACCTTATTTAACTGACCTACTCCCATGAAAAATCTTTATACCTTATAATCAGAGCGAAAGCCTCCGGGCTAAACTGACCCATACCGCTATCACCCCTATGCTCATATCTAAACGCAATCTCATTTAAGATGCCTAGTTTCAGATCAGGAGGGCAAGTTGCCCACTCCGTACCGGTTACATAGGTTACCTTGCACCTTCCACCGCCAAACACATTCAGCGTTTTCTTTAACTGCCCATCAAGGTCATAGTCTGTATTTACAGTCAACTCATCTGTATAATCACCCGCTGAAACCTTCTTAAAAACTGATGTAATTGATGCCACCGGGTTATAGGGGATTGGGTACTCCGTATTGCAATCAAAGTCGAATGTCCAGACCTTTGTCTGTGTGCCTAATGCAATCCCGCAGAAATTCTCCACCTCCCTGGTAACCTGTTTAAACATATCAGTCAACATGGTATCATCATCGGTATGAGTTATTGCCAGATGGTTTTTCACATCTGTTAAACTTACCGGCCATGTGCTAGGCGCACTTGTAGTTTTTACATCAAACATCTTCTATCTATTGCGATCCTGTGAGGTTACGCTCCTCCCGGCTGCTATCATACTGCTCGCCTTCGTTCCCCCTTTCGGGTTTGAGTATATACAGGATCTACCTTCTTAAATTCAATAACCAGTTTTTAAACTCATCCAATTTCTTTACAGGGTCTAATTCCCTGCTCCTTTCCTTCGCTAACTTGGAAGCCTGATTGTAAAACTTCTTATCGTCCAATCTCTTTATCCATCTCACCCATTGGTCTACATCGTCCCTATCGTCAACAAATAATCCAGCCTTGCCGCAATTCTCCACCAGTCCGGGAGTGGCAGAGCAAACAACCGGGATGCCGTTACACATCGCCTCCGTTGCCGTCCGTCCCCATGATTCATACCTTGATGGCATGATTAAAACCCTGGTCTGACGATATACGCTAAGAATATCAGGAGTATTAGGAACCACCTTTACATTCCCCGGCTGATCCGAAAACTGCCCTTTTATGTCAGCAGAGTAAGACCCTAAAACACCTAAGAACTTTTTATCAGGCATGGCTTTGGCTATCTTGGTTAAAACCTCTCCCCCCTTATTCAAATCCAGGTTAATCAAAGTGATATACTCAGATTTTTCAGGGTTTTCATTCACATCGTAGTATCTCCAATCACACGGAGGAGTTAATACGAATGAATTATTAGGGTAGTTTAGTTTATCTTTTATCCACTCGCTGTTGTAAACCACATTCACCTCCGGGGCATCTTTAATACTCTGATAGGGTATATCGTTATGAACCAAGTGAACAACCGGCCTATTTACTTTCCTGCCTAATTCAATCGCTGCTTTTGTATAGTCAAGATGGGTTATAATCACATCCGCTGTCCGTCCTAACGCCACAGGGTCAATAGGTGGGTAAACCGTTACCCCTTCATATTCGTAAGCCCTTGTGATCTTGTGTTTATTAGCCTGATACAGTAACACCCGGCAATGATGGCCGCTTTCCATCAGCGACTTATTAATGCCATGTGCCATATGTTCGGCCCCACAGTTATGGATAGGCGGGTATAAGTGTATGCCCCATAGAAATGTCATGCGAATAATGCCTCACTTTGTTTAAACCCGTTGGTGTAATCGGTAAACCGGTTCCTTAGATCACTAAATGACGGCCTCTGATAACTCACCATCGGATATATGATAAAACACTCAAATTTTGGCAGCACGTTTATCCTTAACCACTCGTCATAAATCACCCCACCATTAGGATCGAAGTTTAAAACTATCCACTTCATCAGCTTTTGAGAATAAGCGACTGCATGAGTGGCCCATCCGTCTTTATACCGGTATAGATTCTCACCTACCCGGTCTTTGTGTTTACTGTTGAGTGTAGCCCCGAAACTGATCAAATCCCAATCTTTAACTTGATCTAAAGCCGATTGAACATGGGAAACATCCCGAAACTCTACATCATCTTCCAATATCAAAGAACTATTGTGCTTGCTTGCTTTCTTTATAACCGATAACTGACTTTGGTTGAAGTTTCCGGGGATTCCGCTAAACCTCTCTGCCTTTAGCCCTATCTTGTCAAATTCAGCCTGGGATTCCTCCCATCTGTCCGTCCTGCTATCAAGATTGATACAATACGTTTTTTCAAACCACATAAGAAAAAAAGAGGGAACCTTACGGGGTTCCCCCGTTTTAGTTACACATAAAGGAATGCATCAGGGCGCAGTACGGCCAACTGTACATCAGCCTCTGCACGAACTGTTACCAGGTTCTTTTGTACGTTATCGCTGTCCTGCTCATAGAAATTAATGCTAAGAGCATTTGCCTGGATGATCTTTGCCCGGCTCCAATCGCCTACAAAGGTTTTAGTACCGGTCATACCGGTGCAAACCATTACAGGAACACCGGCGATCGCTACTTCACCATTTGCGGTGATAGTTACACCACCAGGGACTGAGTAGTCATTAGGCTTAGTGCTAAGCAGGGTAGACCAGTTAGCAGCGGTAGTTACAATTCCGTTAGGATTGTAATCCCGGCCCATCAGTACACCAATCCACTCAATAAGCTTTTCAGCGTAAACGCTGGCACTTGTAGAATAAGCAGCGGTTTCAGCCATGTGGACGTTGATAAACTTATTAGTTTCAGCCCTCATGTAATCCTCCTGGAGTTCAGAAGGGAGGAAACCCTGGAGGAAAGGAAGATCACGCAGCATTTGCTTTGCTACACGAACATAACCAGCAACAGTATCAACGGTTACGGTCTTTTCTGTCAGATCATAGTCAATCTGCGCCTTCCCAGATCCAATGGTTTGAGTACCGAAAGAACCTTCACCAACTGGGTCATTTTGACGGTAGTATTTCCATGTACCGGTATCGGTAGGAATAACATCTACCAGATCACGGTAATGTACCTTTCTCCGGCCACGAAGGGCGGGGTCAAGGGAATAACGAGCAACACCGGAACCGGTCAGGTTATCGGCGATTGTCATTGTACCAACAGTTTTGGTCTCGAAAGAAACCCCGTTGCTACCTTTTTTGATCCCCTGGATGGCATCGAAGTTCTCTTTGATACCCTTAATCACCATAGACTTGAAATCTTCTACGATTTCATTCTCCTGCTTTGCGGCGATACGGCCAGCGGCTTTCTCAACCTCAATCAGTTTGTCCTGGATCTCTTTCAGGCTAGCACCCTGCTTAGCCATTTTCTCGTTCACCTCTGCGGTAACTTCAGCAGCTTTCTTTTCAGCGGCTACTGCAATGCCTTTTACTTCGTCTTTGTAGTCAGCCATTTTTTTATCAAGCTGCTCTACTGCCTCTTTAATCTCACTCACGTTAAAAATGTTTAATCGTTAATAGTAATAGTTGATCTGCAATTCCCTTCGCCTCCGGCTGAGTGGATCTGTTCCCATTATCAAGAACACCAACAAGTTTGTTCCCACTTATTGTGAAATTTAATTTTGGGGAATCCGGCTCAGTGGTTTCCGCTATTAACTGCAAGTATTTCGCTGCCATATCCTGCTCTAATTGCTTAATCTGAGCATCAAGAATGGCAAATGT